GGCGCCTACTGATGAGTAGGCGCTTTTTTATTACCAACCAGTCACTTCGGCCCTACTTAATACGAGTGAGCTTGGTATATCTCCGTAAACCGTTAGCACCGCTCCTGTATTGTTTTCAATGTTTACTATTATATCGCCTCTGGGCACCGGCCCATTAAATAGATATCTTGCGTAATTGGTTGCTGTTTGTGTGGTCTTATCCATAGAGATAAGATTTCCAACCCGAGCGCTTCCATCTGTTGTGTTTATTAAGGAAACCACGATATCATCAACATCAAAAGTTACGGTGTCAGTCCGTCCGATATTTAATTGCATTACAAACTCAAGCGTAGCTCCTCCTCTAACCCTCGCTGTAGCGCCAGAGAAAACATTGCTTGCGTAGAAATTTTGTTTAGTGTAGGTAGCGTTTGCGGTTATGCTATTGCTGGTTATGGTATCGAAAACAAATGTGGTATCACCAACTGGAATTGCGGTTTGACTTGTGTTATTAGCTACTCTTAATCGACCACCATTAAGGCTATTAATTGACAATCCAGAAGTGATTAGCTCCATCGGACAGTCGTGATAAAAAACTTCTGAAGATGTTGCGTTAAAGTTCGGTGTGTTGTCTACTCCACCTCTCAACCTCGTACTGTCAAATCGACAATCAAAACAATTTTCTTCAAGCACTGAAGTTTCACTCTTAGTGCCGCCGATAAACGAAATACCATTACAATTTTTCAATAGTATTGGGCCGTTATTCCATATCTCACACGCTGTGAGATCGTACCCTTGAGTAATACCGTCTACGATTATTGCATTATTTATATTGTGATTTATTAATGCACCAGAAATCTGACCGTGACCTGCGTTGTCGCCAGTCAATATGTGAACGCCAATAAGGTTGTCAGATATAGTAGTGCCAGTAGCTAGTAAGTTTCCACCAACTGATCGCAGCCCTGTGTTACATAGGTATATAATGTTTCCTGTCATATTCAGGTATTCAAATCTTTCTGATGCGTTAATCCCAATATTACATTCTCTTATTTTAGAGTTTGTTATACTGTTGCCCTCGTGATTATTAACAGCTTCTATACCTAGATATGCGCTACCACCAAACCCATCGAACCAGACATTGTCAACTGATGTTTGAACTTGTGCAAATGGAATCTCTATTGCGTTCTGAAGTGTCAGGCCGCTATTCCTACCGCCACTAGCGAACATGAATATATTGGACACGCTAGCGAACGAGCTAAGGGAAAAGAGTGGAGTGTTAGATGATGTTAACGCTTTAACTCTAGACTCATGACCAATACCGTACACCTTCTTCCCGATAGGGACTGCGATATTAGTCATAGCAAAGCCTAGCGCATTAGATGGTAGGAATACTGCGTCAGCAAAAGATAGTAAGGCATTTACTATTCCCGAATTATTCACTACGCCATTAGCCACAGAACCAAAGGCCATAGGGTTCACTTCTTTCAGTGCTATAGCGTTATTGAAAGCATACTCAAAACCGTCACCGTTAGCATTAAACACTGTGCCTATTGCTAAATTTACAGTGCTGGGGGTCCCCGTAACTCCCGACGTGAACCACGTTGCTCCACCTCCGTCATAAGATGCTGTGTGTCCCTTTGTCGATACTGTTTTATTCAAAGGAAAAATAATTACGCTAGACATCATTAATCCGATAGTGTCAAACTCATAAGCTTGTGATAAGTTGTTTATTAAAACATTTGCAGTAATCTGCTCGATTATTTCAACTCTATCACGCCTTGTTTCATCAGGAGTTCCAGCCTTGCCCACAACATCATAAATACCATCGGCCACCTGAAACGCATAGTTTCCTTTTGCATCGGTTGTTAACGGATTAGCTATTGGCGCGCCAAGAACGTCAAAAATCGACGGTTTAGTAGCTAGTCCCGCATCGAAGACAGTGACAAGCGCACCAGCCGCCGCGTTGCCAGTTATATCATCATCAAATTGTAATATTAAATTATCACTATATGTTTTCATTTGTTATCCTAAAGTACGGCATCGCCGTTGCCGTTTATAAAATTACCCGCGTTATCGCCAAACATTGTGACAGCCGCGCCGCCTGTAACTATGCCTTTACCTGCTGCACCGCCTAATTTATCTCCATTCGCACCGGGTAAGCCCCAATCGCCACCATCACCATCACCAGTCCCGCCAGATGACCCGCCATTACCAACGGTATCGCCAGCCGCGCCCGAAATGCCTGGCTGTTCTGTTTTAAGTGGGAACCCTGCGTCGTCTGAAGTTCCACCAGTCCCACCAAGTCCAACGTCACGACCCGCGCCGCCACCTCCGCCGTTACCGCCGATGCCTATAGCATCGTCAGTGCCAACGCTTATGGACTCGTCACCGCCGCCGCCGCCGCCTGGTGCTTTGATTGATCCTAGCGCAACTGGGAAATTAGTTGATGTCGTTGCGCCGCTTAAATATATATCGGTGTCTATGCCTTGAGCATCGTATACTGTGCCGCCTACTTTACCTGGCAATGCAGATGACGAAAATACCCATTGATTAATTTCAGCTTCATATATCACCGATTCGCCTCGACCTCCATCGCCCCCCTTGGCTTGACCATCGGCGCTATTAGCGAATATCAATATTATTTTACTTCCTGCAACAAAATTACCCGCAGTTATAGACGGGATAATATCAGAGCCGCTTCGGATTATCGCACCATCAAATACGAATGTTAACGTCACTGCTGTTGGTGGATTACCGGCGTGAGTGAATAGATTAAGTCCGTTTCCGACTGTGCCAGTTATTACAAACTCAGTACCATCAAGAGCAACAGCTTCATATGATGCTACTTTTATTTGATATTCCCGGCCAGTGTCTTTATACATCGGCCTGATTGAAACTATTTGCGCTCTTGCGTTTGTTGATGGCGTACCGTCGAAAGCTTGATCGTCAAAAGCTAGATAATCAACAACCTGTCCAACGTTAATATTCAATTTGCTTTCTGGTGTTTTCCAAGTTAGATCTTTTGGCTTTAACCCAAACCGGCTAACCCATCTTTGGGTTAATAAATCGGCTGAAGCCTTAACTAATAATGTGGAGTTATTAAATAAATTATCCTTATGCTTACCGAAAAATTCAGGCGCTTGTAATGCGGGGTTTGTAAATCTGGATGCTTTATTGTAATTTTCTGTATCGTCTGAACGGCTCAAAAACGCTTTATCATAAAGAATAACCGCCCTGGTTGCTCTGATATTTTCATTTGGCACTATACGAACAGAATTTTCATTAATTTCAACCCCTTCAATTAATGTTGCCTGTGATTGTTTCCATACGCTGATCGCAAACATGTTTATAGTTCGGTCTTCTGGATCAAAAACGATATCAACTAAAAAGTCAGTTAGTATTTGTTTTAAAACATCGTTTGTCGGTTCGGATTTGTACCACAGCGTATTGATTACTGTCGTTGGGTGCCATACGTCTATCTCGTCTGCCCATGCGGCTGTTGGTATTCTCGCTAACGGCACGTCAGAATCTGTTAAAACATCTGATACTAGATCATCTATTCGTTCATCGTCGCTGATTCTGCAAATGAATACTTCATCACCGGCATCGTGTGAATCTCTATCTGTCCTCGTTAATTGCACGCCAGAAACTGGAGCTAATATTGTAGTGCCTCGCGCTGATACGTTTAACGCTGCTGTGCCGGTTTGGTTGTCTGTTACTGAATTGACCTCAAAAAATTCATCTCCAATTCTGACAACTTCAGCAGATGAATAATCAACCACTGAATCAACTGGTATAATAACAATGGCATCGTCAATATCAAGCCTCAAAGAGCCATCCTGTGCCGGGGGCCATATCTTTTCATTAATATCTGCAACGCTTAACTCGTCTTTTCCTGATAACGTCCAACTTTTACCGTTACTTTTTAATGTGTCAGCAATATAAAAACGGGTTAACGCGCCACCGGCTAAATCAATCGTACCATCTGCTTCAACGCGGTAAAGTTTAACCCTGATTTCTTTGTTTACTATGATTTGCCTAGCTGATAATTTACCGAAAAATGTACCGCTATCTATAACGTCTTGCGTTACGCCGGGAGCGCCTATATTTGGATCGCCTTTGGCATCGATAAACGTTATTGATAACGTCCCGCGACTACCTAATCCGGTGCCGGGTTTGATTTCCGCTGTTGTTTCTGATATTGATTTAATATAACGCAACGCACCAGGGACAATTGGCGCGTTTACATTAGTGAATTTATAGGTTTTAATCTCGTCAGTGTATGCCTCGTCGCATGATAATGGCGTACCGAAACCGGGAGAGCCGCCAATGGTGCAAGCGCCAGTGATTACGGGCAGATCAATTTCGATTACTTCGAAGTGTTCTTGATTCTGCATGTTACGCGTTGATTCGAATGACGCCATTATTATAATCCGTTGTACGCGTTAAATGATAATCTTAATACATCTAACGCCCTTGTTTGCGCATGAGAAACAACATCTTCAACGTGGTCATAACAGATATACGTTGACTCGGGAAGCGCATCGACCTCGCGGATGAAGAAAGGCTGAGTTTCAGCAAAATCTAAAAAGTCTTGCCATGTGCCTCTGCTAAAGTTCACTACCTCATTAGGGAGCGACAGAGCCGCTTTTAAAGGTCTTCGGCGCTTAGTTGTTGCAATGGGCGAGCTTTGCAGTCCGGTGGTGGTCTTTTGTCTTAGGTGGCGCTTTAGCCAGAGCCTCTTATACCCTGCTTGCTCTCCGCCAATAATTAACATGTGTCTACCTGCTGCGATGTACGACACAGTTGTTACAAACGTATTAGGCACCGTGACAAATTTAATTATTAAATCCGTAAACGCTCTCAAACTAAACGTAAACATCACATTATTATTACGCTGCAAAACAACCGAATCAATTAGCGTTAGTCCGTCATATAACTCTATCGTTGCCTGAGTTGGTGTTGCCGCATCATGACCAGATATCGCAACATATGTTAAATTGGATATAAGACCAAACGAAAGCGAAAAATCAGTAACAGCAATGCCGGAGCTTAATGTTAATGAGTGATCGGGATTGGTAACGTTTGACGGCACAGCGCCAATCTCGCCATCGGTTACTACTGGCACAACATTGGTTAACACATTGGTCAAGCTGATGGCCATCCCTGAGCTTTGCGGTGTGGGTGTGCTGGTTATTATCATTAGATTTGCCCCGTCTTCTGACCCTGGTTTAGACTTGCCGCTATCGCATTCATTAATTCGTCACCGGTATCGGTTGCAAATTCAATCCTAAGTACATCGCCACCCGCCCCAGTTGCTTCAGATAATTCCAGGCCCGTTGTTTCCGGCGCAAAGTCTTGTTGTTGTGGCTGCACCTGTGGCACCGTTCCGCCTGATACGTCCCCGCCGCCCTTGCTTGCTGAAGCGTTAGCGGCCAATTGAGCGAGACCGAAAGCAACAGCAGCAAATGCCGCTGCTGGGCCTCCTGTCTTATATGCTGAAATTGCAGCCGCCGCAGTATCAGCGATAATCAAACCGGCGTTAATTGCTTTGTTATCTTCGAGAAAAGCCTCGTTTAATGCTGATGCGCCTTTGGTGAAATTTCGTATATTAGCTAATTTATCTTTTTGAGATGTCTTGTCTGTTTTGTCGCTTTTATTTGTTACATCATTGCCGCGTTTGATAATTATTGATGTTGCTTTTTCGCCTTTATCAAGCAACTCATTAATTGCTTCTTGAGTTTTTGCAACCCTTTCTTCTATGGTGTCAGCAAATGTATCTGTACCATTGAATAGATCGCTTAACGCCGCCTGTGATATTTCAATTATATTGCCCCAACCAACAGCAATTAGATTAAACGCATCAATTGTTTTGGTGCCCAACAATAAAGTTGATTGAATGGCAATTGATATTTCATCAGAATATTCAGCGATTAAAGCGCGACCCTCAGCGCTAAAGGTGGCGGTTAACGTGCTAAACTCCCTGCCAACCTCTTTAATTCTATTAAGCTGCTCTTGAGTTAAAACAAGCCCCAAATCTTCGAATTGATTTGTTAGGTTGTTTAATTCTTTAGCGTTATCGCGCAACAGTGGGATCAGGTCTGTTGCGTCACTTGCAACACCTTCGAGCGCAAAGCTGATTTGATTTGTTGCAATCCCGGCTTCTTCCATGCGCTTGACCATCTCTTGCAATACATCAGGGCCGGACATGTTTTGAAACTCAATAGCCGCCGCTCTTGCTTCTGCTGCGCTTAACTGCATTACATCAGCAAAATCAGCAAACCCGCCGCCGCCAGTAGTTAGGAATTCGCCTATCTTCTCGTTGGTGTCTTTTGAGATGTCTCCAAGTTTTTCAAGCGATATGCCTACCGTATTGGTAGCAAATGCAAGGGACTGCATACGCTCAACCGTTTCACCGGCCCGATTAGCGGCAACCTGTACTTCTCGTGCGAATGCGGCGGATGATACGACTAGGGCTGATACTGCGGCGGCGGCGGCGGTTGCTGCGATGGCAATCCCGGCGATGGCTTTACCGGCTTTATTTGCCGCTGCGCCTACTCGCCCGGTTTTTAGTTCGGCACCCTCCATTTTTTTGTTATATTTGTCAACCTTTGCGTCAAGTTCAACAATTAATGATTCTGTTGTAGCCATTCTTTTGACGCTCCGTTTTCGATTCGTTCATAGTTGAGCATGATTGACGTGTCAATATCAGTCTTGTTTTCTTGATCTAGCAGGTAGTTAATCTCTATGTAATCTAGATCCCAAGCCTCGGACGGCGCGATCTTTAATTGATTAACGCAAACTTTAAAAAACGACCAATAATCGAATTTAAAATACTCAATTTCTACGCTGCTTTTTCCGAGGTATCCGCTTTTTTTTTAGGTAAGTTATCGGCAAAGTAATCGTTTACCTGCGTTGCTAAGCCAAGCATCACTAATGGCCAAGGCTCGCACAGCTCGGTAGTTTGTTCTGTTGGTGTCCAACTAACCCTAAACATTGCATCTTCAATCTCAGCAAGCGGTATGCCGTCATGTTTTTGCTTGATAAGGCAGTGCATTAACTTAGCCGCAATGTCAAACTTACATACGCCGTGATAAGTTGTCATGCGCTCAAGAAGTCCTTGCCCGACCGATTTCACATTAGCATCAAGATACAATAACAAAGTATGCTGCAAGTCGGTGCCGGTTTGCTCGTAAAAACTCTTACACGCTGCCAGGTTGACCTTGAAATCATACTCCTTGTAGCAGAGTTTTATCATGGTGTTGACGCCGGGACTATCGTCACTACGCCACTGCTGTTGAAGCTGATTGTGGTCGTTATTTTATCACCATGAGGCAAGTCATCACTTAACCCTGTTGGGACAAATGAGCCGGAAAATGATTCATCAGTTGTGGCATCAGACGTGTACGTTATTGTGTACGTGTCTTGAGTTCCGGCAAACGCGGCTGCGCGCATAGCTCGAAACTGATCGCCATCATTATAGACAATCGTACCAGCAAAAACATGTTGCTTACTCGCTAACTCACCGTCGAGCAATGTGACATTATCACCGTTTGATTTGTTGCTAATATCAATCGGAGTCCCGCCGAACGTGTGAGTGAATGAACCTTGTCCGACAATTGCGCCGGTGCCGTTTTGGATTATTACATTTGTTGCATTGACTTCACCAGCCATGATTTAGATCCTTATCTAAAGTTGTATGTCTGCCTTATAGCTGACACTGATATCATTTCTAAACCAGCCAAGCGTATTGCCTAAACTGGTGAGTGATGTGCTTATTATAACAATAGTTGTACCACTATTGCTAATTGTTCGATTCTGTTTGTAAAAATCGGTTATTGTGTCGATGTCAGCCAGTGCAGATCCAACACTTGTCCCTGACCGTTGATAATAACTAATCTGATAAACGCCTAAATCCTCGTGCAAGTCGCTTTTGGTTAATGACTCGCGCCCCGCCGGTAAATTAGTTAAATCAATGAAAGCATCGCCTGTGAAGCTCTCAAGGTCGAAGTCAACGTTTTCATGCGCCAGGGTCACACTAAGAGCCAAGTCTATTATTGATTGAGTCAATGCCTTATGTATATTAAGTTTGCTCATACTGTCGCCTTAAATGCTCTCGCTATTTGCGAAGGAAATTTAACCGTGTTTATTCTAACCATGCCTTGCGGTGCTTGTTTGCTGAATCCTTGCGGCGTTACGTCTACCGGGTTTTTTGTCCCATAACCGCCGAATTCTAACTTTAAAATATACGGGAGGTTATTGGTTAGAAACCATTTTGTACCAAACATTGTCGCGTTGGTGTTAGTAAGTACATATGCCGGGCCTTTATTTTCCGTACCGCTTCCCTCGCTTGATGATGGTGAGTTTTGAGTCACAAACCAGTTGCCTCGCGCCCTGCCTTCATCTACCGGGGTGCTTTTAATTACATCACCCCAATTCTTAACGACAACGGCCCTTAGTGCGCGATTAGCCTTAACTAATGTTTCAGCCCTGCTATCAATAAAAATCTTTGTGATAGCTTTGTTTAACCCGCCCATTTTGACAGTTGCCACATTAACCCCTGCAAATTACTTTATAAATTTGACGTATACCGGCATGGTTAACGCCGCCGATATCGATTATAACATAATCCAGATCTACACCCTGGTCATCAGGGATAACTATTAAGTCGCTCATTAATGGTTCAAATTGATTATCGAGTATAACCATCTTGTCGCCGTACTTTATGCGCTCACCGTCGAATAGTTTTTTATCAACATTAGTAACCGCCGCAACTAGATTGGTTTCTGTTGTCACCCCGCCCGTTTGCGTACCTTCAACCGGATCGAATACCGCGCCTGTAGTGCGTTTAATTTTAACGTGCGTGTCGCTCGCAAGTTTGGTTAACAACTTAGTGGCTGTTGCGCTTAAATCTAATCCCATAGTTAACCCCGTATCACCCTGGCATTAACGCCGAATGAGCCAAAATTCAGCAATGGCCTCAAGAATATATTAACCGTGTCCATTCTTACAACGTCCCACGAGCCGCCGTTAAAATAAGTCACCTGGATCACATCAACCTTTTCGCTCTGTACGTTATTAGTTGATCCGGTCTTTAGTAGAGATTCACTATTGACTATTGCAGCCGCTTCCATTTGGGAGTTTTTAAGCTCTACTGGAATTTCGTTAGATGGAAATAAATAACTATCAATGTAAACCGGCGTCCGTGGGTATTGTAACGCCTGGGTCGATAGTATCTTAATGCCTTGAAATCTTGTTCTATGGCTCTCCACAAAGTCCATAGCTAAGATTAGCTCTTTCTCCCTTGTTGGTGCGTCGACTCCTATTGTGCGACCTCTCGCGGCTGCGAACGCGACATACTCAGCATCATCAACATAGGTATTTGCGTTTGCTACGCCTGTGCCATCTTCTTTTGTTAATGCCATAATTAATCCTGTACCAAATGCCCTTGGGCAATCATAAACATTGATGTTAATCCGGTTGTTAAATCATCCTGAACCAATAATTGTAATTCTTCACCCAAATCACCGTCCAGCCTAATAACTACGCCTTGCTTACCTTGGCCCGCCCATGTGTGGCGTGATGTAAAACCAAATCCTCCACCGCCGCTTTTTGTCTGGAAAGCGTGATCAAATGACCTGTTTATAAAGTCACCATTGGTTTTAAAGTTAAAAAGATTCTGCCTATCACCATTCTTTTTCCTGAGCACACACCCATTGAGTAGCGCAGGAATCGAACCAAATTTTGAAAAATCCATTGCGCTATTTGATTCTATAACCAAAATAACTCGTGTGATATCCCATTTTTGACCAGGGATCGGTTTTATCCTGTATACGCCTGGTGAGGCTGGTGAGCCATTAAACCGCATATCAAACGTATGTCTGATAGCTGTTGCCGCCGATGTGAATACATGATCCATTGGGCTGTCAATTGTAACGACATCACCAGCAACGCCTAACACGTTAAACTGAGAAAAGTTCTCCCCTTCTAAGAGGCAAATGTTCTCAGTTGGAGATGATGGGAATGTAAACCCATGACCCGGTGCAAATGTTATAGTGTGAGTATCTAAAACTGTATCTGATGCGATAGTTACGTCTTGTAAGTTTCGATGGAAAGAAAGGTCGACATCAGGTGTTGTTTGGCCTTGAATAAAAACACCTAGCGCCGTTGTTCCTTCTTGTGAAGTTTCAAACGATGCCGACCAATCATCTAAAATATCAAGCCAGATACCGTTAACAATCGTTCGATCTTCAGGTACTGGTTTTTTAAACGGCTTTATTGCAGCCATTAGTCACTAGCCTTTTCTTCCTGATTTTTCTTTGCTGGCTTCTCTTTGAATAAGACGTGCTTACCCTTATCGAAATCCTCCTTATTTATAATGATAAATGAATCTTTACTGTCTTTAATTTTGACTGTTTCACAACGCATAATATTCCCCATTAGTTTATTCCATTGTAGCATGATTAGCTGTAAACAAAAAAGGGGCCGCTAGACCCCAGTAAATTGGTTTAGCGACTTGCTTAACCTAGTAAGATTGCTGTGTGTTCATCCTTCATTACGTCAAAACCCCAAGCTGCTGAGATTTCATAACGGATTTGACGGTATTGCTTATAAAGTGCAACCTCAAAGCTGATACCTGATCGCGGATCAGTAATCATCATTACATCATCAGCCATATCACCTTCTGCTGGTCGAGCCGGTGCGCGAGTAGCTAAAACGATAGCAGACTTACTGAACGCAACGTTACCAGTGAAATCAGCACCAATTGTCATAGCGACAGCAGACGCGGCTAAAGGCTCACGCAAACCAGGTAGAGCTAGAACAATAGTGCCAGGTGCCGCAATGCCAACATCAATAACATACTTGTTAGTGTCACCAGCAAATGTTACAACGTCACCAGCCAACACAGTTCCAGAGCCAGTAATAAGCGTGATAGATGTTGCGCCAACAGCATAACCAGCCGTGTCAGATGTGTATGCAGTGCCGGTGCCTTTAGTTATCGGGGTAATGGCTGCTGATTCACGAATGACCATGCCATGAACATCTAACAACACACCTTGACGTAACAGTGTATTATCAGCCGCTTCGTTGGCTTTGGTTAACTGCGTTAGTGTACGCATTTTAGCGCCAGCAGTGGTGTCGATGACTAACTGCATATCAGACAGTGGTGCGCCGTTATCAACTAAGATTTTACGCACGTTAGCTGTATCAGTTAATGTTGAGGCAAACGGGGCCACGCCAGCCGTACCAAATGCGCGAGAAGCATTTAACCGGGCAACTAATGCCACGTCAGCTTCCATCTCATTTGTGAGAGTTCGCATTGCCTGGGCAAATTGATCTTGTAAGATTGAGTTGTAACCAGCGCCTGTGTTAACGCCTCGCTGTTCTTCGCCATTCCAGCGAACAGGAACACCGCGAGCCTTACTAATTGTGATCGTCTTGTTGCCAATGACCTGATCACCATCGTTTGGAGCGGTTACGCCTGGGGTCAGGTCTGATGCCGTTACCGCTGGGGTAACGAAGCTACGGACAAGTTGACCGACAGCAGCACGCTCAACGCCGGTGTCGAGTGTTACTGATGGGATGAAACCGACAAGCTCGCGGCTTACGGTGTCGAGCGCCTGATATAGATCGGGCGTTAGATTTGTTAATGTATTAGCCATAGTATGGTGCCTTATTTATTCAATGATTTTACTACCGGCCTTGACGAATTCCATTCGTTTTAATGGGGTTAATGCGTCAAATTCGGATCGGGTTATTGTCTTACTTGCAGCACCGCTACTTTTTTGACCGCCGCTGGCACCGCCACCGGATGATTGATTACCTTTTAATAAAGCAAGGAATCTTGGATTACTTTGAAAATCCGCTTTTAAATCTTCGACAGTTGACACGGTTAACTGTCCGTTGCTATCTAAAATTTTAATACCTTCATCGGTGTACTTTAAACGTGGTGCAATAAAGGTCGATAATAGTTCTGCGTTTACTCCTTCGGCTAACTCTGCCGCTAACTTCATGGCTGCGCTGCCTTGTCGTTCTGTTGCTATGTTATTACGCAATTCTGCAAGCTCTGTTTTATATGCGCCTGACTGTTCTTGACTTGAGTTATATAATTGCTCAAAGTCACCATCTTTTTTGGCCTTTGCATTTGCTGCCTGCGTTGCCGCATCCTCTGCTTCGCGCCTTGCCGCTTTCGCTCGCTTTGTCTCGCCTAGCAACTCATCCATTTTACCTTGCATGGCTTGAGTCTGTGTTTTCATACTTTCGTTTTCAGCCTGTAGCGCCTGGAATTGCTCTGCGGTAAACTCTGCACCGCCACCACCTTCGCCACCTTCTGAACCTGCTTCTTCACGCAAAACAAAATAATTGCTTAACTTAAACATTTTTATCACCTTTATTGATCACTAATCACGCTATCACCGATAGCTAACATTATTATAACCCTTTTTAGCCGGTAATCAAAATAACGCTTGTAATAGTGCCAAAGGTGTTATATTGTAATGTCAATGATGACAAACAAAGGGGTTTACAATGCTTTTAAACGTAATCGATTCGCTTCTTGATGCTGACATAAAGCTTAATTATGATTATATGGAATATATAGGTCTTGGATCTTCCGCAGCAAGGAGTAATATCTTTCACGAATTAAGCCAATTCGTACCAATGAATAGGCGACCGGACATCATTACTGTATTGCGCAGTATTTGCGAAAGCGCCGATCTAAACTCAACACAAAAAGCATTCTACCTTGAATCTGTTGCTTGCGGCCTATATGAGGTTGTACAGCATATAGGGCTGATTAATGGCGGTAAAAAATGAACGTACTAACTCGAAAGATTAGAAACAAAGGCTATTCACTCGATGAGTTTTGCAAACTGCATGATATCGCGCTTAGAACTTATCGGCGGCGCGAGCATGAGAGTCACCCAAAGCACGAAATGTTAGTTAGTCAGATTGATGAATTGGAGAACTTGAAATGATTAAAAGAATATGGGCAGAGCAAGCCAAAACAATACCAGAAATAAAGAAGACAATTTTGTATATTGAGTTTGCGGACGGGTCTTTTGTCGCTAACGAAATGGATCATTCTCTAAGTAAGCAGAAGTTAGCCGTGGAAATTGGCAAGTTCGCTGCGTTCATTACCAATGAAGCAAGGAAGGAGCAAGAAAAATGAACGAATTTGATATTAGTAACCATGAGTTTAGCGACTCATCCGTTGAAGTTGTAATATGTGATGACGGCGAATTAGCAATGTGGGTTAGCAATGATGGCCTAACTTCTGAATCTTGCACATTAAGCAAGCAAGATATAATCGCCTTGGCAAAAGCAGTCAAACTGACACCGGATGATTTAAAATGATTAACGCACTAGGTCTAGCAAGCTCGGTCGATAGTAGTTTAATGTTAAGCGTTGCCGGTGGTGTGTTAATCGCCGCAATGGTCTTATACGTTGTTTATTTTGTGTGTACCGCGATAATGGTGATACTCAATTTTATATGGTCTGGGGTTAAGTGGTCAATCGGTGGCGTATGGCAATGGGTTAAGAATCATTAATATCAACATTTGCCTTTTCAAATGCTAACGGTTCAAGCGCTCTTAACTGGTCAAGTGTAAAGTCTCGGCCTGTTTCATCTCTGAACTGCTGAATAGATAACCCGCCGCGCCTAAATAGTGCGGCCTTTTCTTTGCCATCGGGAAATTGAGAAAAGTATTCATCCTGAAACCCTGCTGGTTGCTTTCTTAGCCACCCGTCGAATGTTGTCTTTGCGCTTACTTGCTTACCACCTTCTTCACCTTTTGATGCTCGTGTGGCTGTATCATCTTGTAAATCAAATTCATCTTTGATGACCGGGACTCGAATAGATCTACAATTCCAATGCGCTGGGGGAAATGGCCCCCTGCCAACTGGGAACATTCTGCCATCCCTGCCGCCGCAAATTAGCGTTGTTCTGCTGTCGAGTGTTGCAACCCATTCTTCGCCCTGTAATATATCCGAATTTTGCAAGCTAACGGCCTTGTGTGCCTGGTTGGATGAATGATTAATCATTGTTCGAGTTAATGCGTTAACTTGAGCTTTGGGCCTATTCTCAACGAATGATCCAACGTCCTTGGCTATCTGCGTTGTAGTATCGCCTAACAGGATGCCATCGTTAATAACCGTGTTAATCTCGCGTGACTTCTTACCGGCAAATTGAGCCAATGCTTCACGGATGGTTATTTGATTTGGGCCAATGGGTGCATCCATTCCAGACGAAAACACCGCCTGTTCAATTTGAGTTATACCGGGAGTCGACAAGATAACGCCGGTTTCTAACTGCATGGCTTTTTGTGCAAATTCAGCCTCGTTAGCTGAGAATGCTAATATTGATTCTATTTGCTGCTCGTTTAACTCTTGAAACCCAAAGCCCAATAAATTATTAATGTCATCGCGCAATCGCTTTAATCTGCCCTCTTGAAACTCTGTTGGCTCTCGAAGTAGTCGGGCCTGTACAGTTCCAGATATCCGCAAAAGCGTTTCTTCGGCCTTTCGAGCTTCAGACCCGGCAAACCGTTGGATAAATATCAATCGCCTAACCAGCGAATCCTCAAGACTCATGACAACGGATCTATATTGCCGACTTCCTGATCAATATCTTTATCAGTTCTATCAGGTCTGATTAAGTCGCTTTTACGCATATGATCACGCAAATCTGATTTAGCAATAACGCCGCGATCTAACAACTGCATGTTGGCAACTAATAATTGCGGGTTAATTGTCGCATCATAAAACTGTTTGTTAATATCTAGCTCGTTTTCGCCTGTGCCATTCATAAATACCATTAGCCAATCAAAGCACTTAATCAAAGCAGCTTCGGTGTTCATTACTATCAAGCCAAGTTTAGAGTTTTGACCGGCGAATCTAATCTTTGCCGCTTCAGCCGTTTCAACACCGCCGCTATCGGCAATTACCTTTGCCCCGATTTTAACCATTTGCGATTCTTTCAATTCCATGCCGCGATCAGGCATTTGATTTGAATCGGCTTGTAACAACATAGCTGAGGCTTCAGCCGGTAACAATATAGCAGTGCGAGAGCCAAGCAATACGCCGCCCTTCATAACTTCATCCACCCACCCTTGAGTTAAGCCGCTAATAACCGGCGTTGGCTGGCCTACAATAAAGCTAGATTCTTCGAAGTCGGCGCTATTGCGATAGTGAGCTATATTAATTTCAGCCAGGTCATACAATGGTGCTTTATCGGGCATAGTGTCGTTATTAATCGCACCAACAAACACGAAAGGAATTTCCGTCCAGGGTGTGCCGTTAAATTGAAGCGGGATAATATCTGGATCAGGATCGCCGCCTTCATCTGCAAAAAATACCAACTCATCATCTTTGTCATACAAGTTGATTTTGTAAATGCCATTTTCGATGAACAACACTCGATGAACCGTTACGGTTTCAGTCTCGAAGCCGTCCGCTAAAACTTCCTCGATTTCTTCAGATAATACGACTTGAGTTAATATAGTTCGATAATCGACTACCGTTTCTTTCCAGTTAATTATCGATTCAGCTGGATAGGTTTTAATCGTGGCTTTTAAATCTTTGGTTTGGGCCTGTGTGCCACCATCGCTGAACGCCGGGAAGTCAACCAATAGACCGTAACGACCAACCTCTAATAGCTCGCTAATGGTGCGCTGAATAAGCCCCATCAATGGAAGTCCAGCACCGTTAGCGTTATCTTCGATATAATCAATTGATGTCTGTAATTCAATCTCTGCCTTTCTTCGTCCAATCATACCCATGAAGCCGTCTTTAGTGTGACCAGTGAAGTTAACAAAGTTGGCTCGCTCTCTATAAGCAACATAGCGATCTAGATTGTCCTGGCTGTTATCTCGCGGGTTTGGTGGTGGTAAATATCTTGAGCCGGCAACGCCAAACAATCCAAGATCAACGTTTGAATCTTCATTGTTGTTGAATTTACGTGCCGCCTTGATTGCCTCGCTACCCTCCACGCAATCGCGGACAACCTCCCACCTGCGGACGTTATCAACATATAATTTATTTTGGTCTGATACTGGCATTTTAGCCCCTTAAATTGCGAATCTTACCGGCATGTGAATAACCGGCTTAATAACTGGATATTTAAAAGCGATAAAATAGCCACCAGCATCATTTATATCTTCAGTCCCGTCCTTGTCTGGCTCACCATTTTTATAGGCTTGCTGTTCAAGTTTCTGTGTATATTCCAAGCATTTATTAGTGTTAATTAAGTACCTTCGATCACCTTTGGCGTTACAAAACATGGCATTCATAGCGTTAACACGATCTTTAATTGCCGGGTTAGTAGAATTATACATCATAGAAAAACCAGCCGCCACCATCAGGCTAATGTCGGTTTCGCTTGCGCCAACTGATTTTCTACTCTTGCCTGAACTATCTGGATAAACATATATTTGGCAAGTTTTTTGAAATATACCTAATGATGTTTCGTTCCAGTATCTTTGCTTAATCATTCGTATCATATCAGGCGTGTCATAGCCCTTTGTTATTTCATCAACCGCTATTGGCGTTTCTCCGTCAATTACGTGGGTAACTGAACACATTCTGCCAACATTGAAATCGCAACCAATATGTATGGCTTCTTTTTTATCCCATTCCCGCGATGAATGATTTAACTTGCGATCAAACTTAACGTATACCGTCCCGCTAGTAAGATTTACAAACTCACCTTTGATATAAGCGCTAATTAGGTTGTCGGGATATGTCTCGTAAAGATTTTCAATGTAGTCGTCCGGAAGGTACTCTTGGTTTTCATACGTCGAAGCCTGAACCATTGAGTAGCGGCTTTTCGGTTCCTTTTTGAAATGGTCATATACAAAGTTAAACCCCTCCGGTGTTGTTGTTACTCCTAGCCAGTTAGTTTCTAGCCCTTTAACCGTTGACCTTAGTCTCGCGTTAATCTTGCGCCACGCATCCTCTGCTTTGTCCTTTTTAAGAGTATCTATCTCGTCACATATACCGCCAGCAACTTTGTAACCAACAATTGATGAAGGATCAGACATTGACCGACAAATGACATTGCCGTAATAAATCGAACCCCTGTAAACAGAAACCTCCTTATCGCCTTTGTTGATCTTTATGTTAAAGCCCATCATGTAAGCAGCCTCATCAAAAGTTGGGTAAAACACATCTCTAATAAGCGGGTAAGATGGTGCCCAAAATCCCCACCTTTGACCAGGGAAACGACCTATGTAAATTAATATCTTTAGGCAAGCAACAAATGTTTTGCCGCTACCAAACCCGCCAACATATGCAGTGTTTTTAGTATCAAGAGAGTTGAGAAATATGTTTTGCGGCGCAGACAGTTCCATTATTTACCTTTGGTTATTTTAATGTCACCAACAGGGCTTTTAACAGAGAATGTAATATTTAATGATTCCGCAGTTTTGTCATCGTTGTCGGTTCCTAGCATTTCGTTCATTGTTTTTATTGCTGCGTTTGATGCTGTAAGGCTTTCTCTGCGCTCGTTACCGGCCTGATCTTTGTAGGTATCCATGCCAGCCTCTCTTATCTCATCAAGCCACTCTAATCGTTGCTGAACGCTTATACTGAACTTATTTAGGGCTACTTTGTTTGCTTCTTTCGTTAGAGACTTTATTCTTAGGGCTACATGGGGTTTTTTTGAAGTTTTATCAGCTTGAGTGCAAATCACCGGTATAGACATCTTCATGCTATAACCTGCGTCCTCGTAGGCTTTCACCTTATCGCCACCATTGAGAACAACAGCATTACAAAAAGCTTCTTCTTTAGCTGTTAATTTTCTCATACAACCCCGATTTACCGCTTCTTTTTCTTCTTGCGACTTGCTACACGTTGCTTATCGCGGATTATTTTCTTTTCCCTTTCTTTCTTTGGTTCGTGTGGCATTTTAAACGCTCCGCTTTGGAACGATAAATAATTCAGCATCGCCGGTTAATACTGGCGTTAACTGACAATCAGGTACAGATATAAATTTAATTACGCTTGCTGACCATGAGGCATTTGGGATCGCTTGTGCGCCATGGTCTTTAGTGGTCATTTGTAACGATGCGGTTCCTGTGCCAATAATGACAGTAATTTGATATTTCCCGTCGGGGAACGTTCCAATTGATGTAAGTTGTGACATCTTTAATCCTCTTTGTTTACTGTTTATGCTGTTTCTATGCGAATATACAATGAAGTAATGGCGGTGTCACTGTGATCGTGCCGCCATCGCCGTCATCTATATCATAATCTGTTTGTAAATGAATCGCGTGATATAGCCCCTTTCCAGAGTTTATCCAATTTATATCGTTGATTTCTCTAATGTGTTTATCTGCGCTTCCTAGCTCTTGTACTTGAGTTAAACCAGTTAACCATTGGTGTTCATCGTCGTTTAATCGGCATATAGATACTGTTGCGTTGCCAATTTGAGCTATAACACCTGTCACTGCCAGGTTTAGTTTTGCTTCATCGTTATCGTCGATATAAGCATACGGGCTTTTGGCTTCGGCCTCCGCCCTTAACGCTGCTCGCCACGGCGGTATATCTTTAATCTTAATTATGTAATCACGCATCATAAGTTTTTAACCTGGTCAGCCGTTAATGCTACATCATATATTTTTAAGTTTTTTATGTGACCGAACATATGATTTGTAGCAGTATCAAATGAGCCAATACGTATATCTGTTTTTGTACCTGCTACCGCCGATGGTGTGAAACTAATTGTCTCTATACCATCTTGGTAACCCTTAACCACGCTAGAATTTTTAACACTCATAATTTTTTGATTCGTATTGTCCGGTATTACGTCACCAACGCCATTATTAGAGCCGTGAAAAAGTATAGTCTGAGGTGATAGTCTAAGCACTCTAAAAGATTCGCCTAGTACATTTAACAAATCCTGGGTGGTTGTATCTCCTAACAAATCAATTGTTGCACCCCAGCTGTAATCAGCCGTAGGCACCGGAATATTAGCCGCATCAATGCTTAGATTATCTCTTGCTCTTGTTACTGATGTTGTGGTGGTTTCAATTCTTGATGATGCAAAGGGCAAAATTTCCAGCTGTTCATAATCAACTTCAATCTCGTCACCGCTTGTGACTATTCTAACACCGAATGATGGGTTGGCTTGAGTTGTTGTAATCTGAAATCTAGTATAGGTTGAGCTATTAATGCTTGATGTTATATCAGTAAATCCTACACCGCCATCATCAGATATCTCAATAGTTCCGGTGCCAGTTTTACGACGAATATCAATTGAAAATGTATTTTCCGCTGATAATTTTGTGACTGTTTGAAATACGGTTCCGTTTGCTGCCGTTGCTGTTAGCGTCGAGCCTGAATTAGTTACGCCATCAGCACCCACTGCATCTTTTAACGCCGTTATATTTGTTTTAACATGCGCTGCGTTGGTAAAATCTCGATTATGCAGCGCTTCATTAGTGCTGTCTCCCTCAATCAGCACCCCATTAGCTTCAAACCTCGCTGCGTCAATAGCTGCTGTTTTGACTAATCCATCATCGAATGTGCCAATTGTCGAGCGCGTGAAGGCCGCCACCCCTATGCCGCGCTGTAGAAATAGATTGCTAATAAAATCCATTTGCGTAATAGGTATGGGCTGCGCGATTAACGGCTGTAGTAAATCTTGTAGTAGATCTTGCAATAGTGGCTGTAACAAAATATCAATCTCGTGTTTGGTTTACGTTAGTATATCACAATATTAGCAGGTAATAAAAAGCCCAAATTAATGGGCCTTAGCTTGCTGTCTTTGCCTTTATTTAACCTCCACCACTTCACACTCAGCTCCATCAGCTGCCATGTCTTTGTAATACTCGCAACGCTCCTCTGTTCCGGTCATAATTACCTTGCCACCCTTAAGTAGCTGGTGACTTTCGCGATCCTGATCTTGTGTTGTTGTCATGTCTTACCCCTTGTTTAGTTTGATTTCGAATGTTTGCAATAGCTCGTCGATATAATGTGGAACATCACAAGCCTCACCACAAGAAACATAACCACTAACGAGACTTGAGAGATCGTCCCGTACCTTCATCGCTTCTGTCCTGTTGTCTATTGGCTTGCACTGATCGGCTGAATAATCATCAAAGTAACCCTCTTCCTCCGAGTCATCCAATCTTGCTACCGCTTTGCCCATAAACTCACCACAAACCAACCCTGGGTACCACTCGTTAACGCCTTTATATTCAACGTATAACATGGCTCGAGTACCAACAGGAGGCAACTCCCCGTCATCAGACATCTCTTGCGTGTATACCGACTCATGGTGATCTTCAAATTCCTTGCATGATTCTTCATATGCACTAGCGCTGAATTCTGACCCGGCTGTTAGTTGTTCGGCTACCCACGGCTCGATTATTTGTGGACGGCTTTCGACTTCTTTAACGGCGTCAATCACACCGCTGTAATGCTCTGCGTCGAGTTTCCAGAATTCAATGCCATTTAGCTCTTCGTTAGTTGTGCAGTCGCTGTAAATCCAACGTCCGGCACTGTTAAGAACTCTGGCATTTTTTACCATGCCATGCCCCTGAATATAAAAACCATGGTTGTGTGCGCTGTAATGAGTCGAAAGCTCTGTTATCTGTTCGTCGTATTGTCTCACTGTCTTTGCTCCTTGCTCTGATTGATATTTAACTAGTAATGCGGCGTGGTTTGGTCTCCACGCTTTAACTTTGTGCAACGCGAGGTCATCGTCCCACTCAATGCTCCACGCTTTTGCTGTGTGCCACTTTGCTCTATAATAAACATCAACAATAACATCGTCACCTACTGGCTGCTTGCCGGTTTTTGGGCGGCCGGCGAATGATACGACGAAATATTGGTTGCTATTTTCTGGCCCGTTAAAGTTGTCAACAACGGAATTAAGTATGCTAAAAACATGACCTTCAGTTACATCACCTGAGAATCCATACAATTTGTCGCCAGGCACTAACGGCGTGAACTTCTTTACATATGAAATTGGAATAAGCTTATCTGTGTTCATCGTTATTCTCTCCCTTTGGTTTACTGCCTGTTAATTAAGGCAGGTATTATTTTTTTCCAACTTTAGCATCGGCAGGGATTCCTGTAATGCCATCAAGCTTAAGAGTAGCTTCCAGTGTTGCTAATATTTTCTTAATCAGCAACGGGTCGTAACTACAAATGCCATCCTGACCAATCTTAACTTGATGGTTAATTGCGTTTCTACATCCAATAATATTACTTATTCTTTCGCTTTTCTTACTCATTGTTATCTCCCAATGGTGGGCCGATGGTTAAACGTGATTTGTTAATTAACGCTTATTTACTTCAAATAAATCATCAAATACGTGACCAGTACCATTACAATGATCACATTGAGATAGCGGTAAGTTAATATACCCTATTAGCTCATTAAGGTATTGCTCAATATTATCTATCAACTCCTGCAAGCTATCGCCTTTAAACCCAGATATAGGAGTATACCCTCTGTAATTACCTCCTCTGCCTGCGTGTGTCATTTCAAAAATCTGCTCTTCTTTGTGTGTTATTTTGGTTACATTAAATCTAGGTTTAGCGTAGCTTCTGCCACTGCGTTTGACTTGCTCAGTTTTGCGAACCCAAGGCTTGATGGCGATCTTCTTTTTGACCGTAAAGCAAAAATCATAATCACTAGTTATGTTTGCCCACTTTGGATCGATATTGTCACTTACATATTTACGTATAATTTTATAGGTTTGCGCAGACGCTAGGCTGCATGGTTGATTGTGTAACAGCAAGTCAGGAGTTAGTATTTGAGATAACTCAGAGAATGAAGCTATATCTGACACGTCCAATGTGGTGTCACCTTCATGCTTGTAGCTACTGCGCCACACCGAGTACTTGGCCTCTCGCGGGTTTGCAACCCAATCAGATTGAATATCGCCTAAAAATGATATTTCAATTTCAGAATTTTTAAAATAATCAGGTTTAACATCGTGTTTTCTTGTGTAGAAGCTTCGATATTCGTGATATTCACACTCTTTGCCAATGTGAAGCTCGTAATCATCACAATATTCAGAAGCGTCTTCTTTTGTTATGACTTTTGGTAGGGTATCAGCAACGAGCTCTGGGGTTGATTCTTTTAACTCCCATCGGTAGTTGTGCTTCTCGCCGGTAACTTTAGCTGACAAGGATAGAAGCTCACTCTCGCCGCTAATGAACAACCATGATACGTGATTGGTTTTTTCTGGAACCTTACCGTTAATTAAGATCGGTTTACGCTTACCGAGCAATTCGCGTCGATTTAGGTAGCTTATATTTTCCTGAGCTACGTAAATACCTTTTTCTGATTTGTAATATTCTAGCTTCATGATAATTCCTTTTAATTTTTTGTTTTGACCTGGTTAGTATTACACGGTTTTATCTGTTCACTGCTCCTACCACTGCTCTATATTGAGTTTATTTTAGATAGCAAAAAGCCGCAACTTTCGGCGGCTGTTTGTACTACTCTCGGCTAACTACACCGGCGACCAGGGATCAGATTTTATTATATGAACGATATGATTTTGGTGATGCTCTGCATTTCATGGCTGTCTCCTTTTTATTATTGGCCAGTTGCGGTTTCGAAGTTCATTAATATAAACCTGTTTTAGTTAGTCCATAACGTTAACCCTCGGTTTGATTAATCGGTCTATTTATCTGTGTGCTTCTGCTTACTTCATCTTAGGCATTAACTATGACAGCCATTTTAATGAAAAACAAGTCCGACCAGATCGATTTATTTTAGATATAAAAAACCCGCGTCTGCGGGTCTTGGTTGTGTTGCTTTATCTCTCACTCTCGCCAGTAATAAAGCGCCTGCGGGAAAGCTATGGATCACCTCCGTCTAGTGGAGTATCAAGCTTGTCGGGGTTATGCTGTCGTTACTTTACTTAGCTCTTTAGAGTTCATTGCTTATCCTTTTCTTTCGCTTTCTTTTCTTTTTCTTCGATATCCAACTTCTTAAGCACCGCGCCCAAATACTCGTTACGAAATGACGCCAGGTTTTTGAGTATAAATGATGTAGTACCAACGCCAGCTAACACGCCTAGCCATTCCGCCATACCCCACGCACCATTAGCCGCCTGAGATAGCTCTATAGCGCCCGAGCCGCTAGCAAAAAACAGCCCAATTGTCGTAAACAGGCTAGTTGCTCCAATTTTATTTATCACGCCGTCCAGGGCGCTTGATAGGCAGCTTTTTACTATCGTAATCATTTGAGTAAAGCCGGGTTAACACTGAAAACACACATGCCAACACGCATATTAAAACGATGCAAATAAATATCAATTCTAAACCGTCTAGCAATGTCATCAAACAACTCCGATGGAGGCAGAGAAACAATTATAAGCAATACTGATATAACAACACTGAATGATTGAAATGATGAGTAAATGATATTATAGAGGTAATCCATGCGAGCTATATCTAGGTTTACATACACCCATGACAACAGTACGTACGGGCATAAACAAAAAGCGATGTGTATTGCTAATATCGAGCATAGCGCCCTGGCTTTATTTAGACTGAACCCGGCGCTACCTATGACGTAAAAAGCAAAAAAAGATAAGGTAGTTATCAGCATAATGGACTGCCAATTTCTTTCTCTAACAACCTCAGATAACCCAAAACTTGCCATCACAAAAAGCATCACAACAATAAATGGGCCTAATCTGTTTTTTACCTTTACGCTGTTCATATTTATTTAGTCGTAAACCTCGATTGCTTCTTTTTTCGTTCGGATTTCTTGATCGGCTTGTCGCCCTTAGTGCCAATAAACATTACGCTTCCTCGGTTGGTTAAAAGCCTAGTGTAACACGAAACAGAAAGCATACGCAAAGCACCGAGGTTGCCATTACCACGCCATCAGAAAACCAGTTATTGTATTGGGTTTGCGGAATCTTAATTCCAGCGCCGATTAATGAGCCCAAACTATGATTAACCTGAGTTGCGCTGAGTTTGTTTTTGGCTGGTAATCTGTTCATGGCTTTCTCCCTGTGTTTCACTATTAGTAGCATACTATTTGGCGGTTAGTGGACTGACCTGTTACTCTAGATCCTCTTTAATCACGCTTTCGTCAAATATTAATAGCCACATCAAGCAAAATTCGTTCATATCTTTCATGCTGGTTAGTGTGGCTTGCTCTATGCCATCATCGGTTTTAGTTCCTATGACCACGCTTCCGTCGCCTAGTTTCATCGCTGATATGCCTCCACAGTAAACGCCATCAACACATTTTTTATCTTCGTCGATGACGTAACCAGATCGTTCATTTTCAGGGCCAAAATTATACTTAATAACATTGCTCATTCGCCTATGCGCTCCCGGTGATGTTTAAACTGATGGCGTTATGCCGTTTTCTCTCAATAGTTTTCTATACCTGATAATCTCCGCTTCAATATCTTGCCAGTTAGGAAACTGAACTTTTAACGGTTCTTTTTCTAGTGTTAACCAATCTAAATGATCACGGCCGTACTTTTCAATAATGAATTTTTCGTACTCGTTACGCATTCCGGAACCGTGTTGATTGCACTTTACGCTACATTGCTTTGCCAAATTGGTTAGCTCAAATCTAATATCCGGCCGGGATGCGCGAGTGAAGAAATGCCCCGAATCATATTTGATATTAGGGTTAGTCGTTCCACAAGTACAACATGGCTCGTTAACGTCCCTAACTAGCCTGACATATTGGTTAACTAGGCTTTGCAGCTTGTTGTACCACTGAGCGCGTGTCATAAGCTCTTTTTTGCGCTGCTTAGTTTGATTTCTCTCTGCCTTAGCTTTGGCTTTAACTTTTATCTTGCTGGCTTTTAATTTCTTGTCATTGGCATATTTTATCGCGTGATCGAAGCTGCAAAAAAACCCGGCCGGTAACTTAACGCCATCTACTGCTAATTTGTAATCTTTGCAAAAAGTGCAACGGCGTTTTGTGTTAGCCATTGTTAGCCTCTTTCATCTTCAAATAGCAAATAGCCACTGCGCGGCCTGGACTTGTGGGGTGAGTTGCGTTTTCCCATTTCTTACCTGTAGATGCGCCCCATCGGTCATCATTACCACCTTCTTCGTCAACCCACCAATTGCAGCTGATTTTATTGTCCTGAATAAGCCAACCCCAAGCGCTAGGGCATTTACAGTAATCAATAATTTCCTGAGAATACATTTCATCGCCTGTTACACCACAATGATAAAAAAAGCTCTCATTCTTTGATATTGACCACCCTTTGCACTGAAACATAATGCAAGTAACTGCCTCGTTTATTTGCTGATCGCTCATTTCTTCGTAGTTCATTATTTCGATTCCTTATATTCCAATTCTAACCCCTGCTCATGCCAATACATCACCAAATTGTCACGATAAAGATTATGCTGTTTAGTTGAAAATAGCGATGTGACTTGGATTAAGTCCATCACGTTTACTTGCTGCTCCCTGGTGAAACTGTAGAAGCCTATTTTTTTCAGTAGGAAGTCAACTTTTTGCCCCATATCCGAATCAGCAAGCAATATAGGAAGCCCAAAGTCTAACTTCGATTGATTGCCAGCGGTAGGAATGTCGCAACCGTAAAACTGACTTATGCGCTTGTACCAAACGTGTTGCTGTGCGTTAGCTGATAACCCGCGTTTATCTGACCACTCAACTATTGATATTCGATAAGATAGGCCGCTCAATACAATCTTGCGCATCATATCAAGCAACTCAGGCAATGAGCCTCGATGCAGTTTAAAGTCGCGGGTTTCGCTCACTGCTTCACCCATTCGCCTTTTACTAATCGACAGCGTGGCTTTTGATCTAGACCTCGATAGTATCTAGTTTTTTGCCATTCTTTTCGAGTGTACCAATTAAAGCTATTATTATAATCTTTGTGGTACATCACGCCCCAAATTGGATCCCTTCTAATGTAGAGAAATTCATCACCCTTCCAATTTGTTTCGTTAATAGACAACCACTCTAATTCGCTTATGGTATCTTCCATGCCAATTTCATTGCGCCACAAGCCACCCTTCATTCTTACTGAGTTTTTTCCGGTTGGCCTATGTCCCACCTCCCACACTGTACCAACGATACTTAAAAAACCATCATCTAATAACATAACTACCTCGAATTATTTGTTTGACCTATTGTAACCCGATTTGCGTGATTATGAGGCCCGACCACTTGGGCTAAGTAATTCCAGTGGAAGACTTAGGCTTTTAATATTGGTTTCGTTTTTATAATAAACGGTAACTTTTCGCCCGGTGTTTTTGATTTCTTCCACTTCCAGTTCGAAAAAATCATGTAACGCCGCAAGTTGAGTGTTAGTCGTGCAGCTTAGTATCATGCTAGCTGTTGCTATGTCCATTTTGCTCTTCCTTGTATTTTTCGGCCAGCGCCATGTATTTGGCTAATCTTGAGTAATACGTGTTGACGTGAATTCCTTTTTTTATCGCGTAATCCATCGGTCGGTTTCGTGGGTATTCAACTTTTTCATAAGCTTCAATGATTGCGTCATAGTTTACGTTAGGGTTCTGACTGCTGCACCAATCATAAAAATCTTGATTGCCGATTAGGTCGTGATGCTTGATCTTTGCTTCGTAGATACTCATCGTCCTGACCTTTTGAGTTTACCTCGGCGCTGCTTAATGTGTGGCGGTTCAAATGTTTTGTCTTTGCAAAAACTATCCCTAGAAATCGGTACTGGCTCATCATGTCGGCATGTTATATAAAACGTGTCGCAATTAGAGTTATCATCAAACATCATAGCGTCACCCGTACCTATTAGATCTCCGATTCTTGAATTGATCATGATTTACCCTCGCGTAGCTGTTTTGCGTAGTTCATGAAGTCTGAGCACGTTTCAAGATGTGATTGCAACTCAGGTGATGGGTCGTCTGCAATCCCAGCCCTTGAGACTATGCAACTTATGGCCTCGTCGATAGCATCAGCCTTTACGCTTTGTAGGCATTGAGCGGGGGTTTTATCTATAGCGCCCCTAACCTTTAGGCAAAACGGGCTATGTAGATAATCTAAATTAGTTGATGAATAGCGATCAAACTCATCTAGCGTTTTATTTAAATTATTAACCATCGCCTTTAGCTCTTCGATTTCTTGCTGGTTGGCGTCATATGCGTTGATTGCTGTTGCTGCGTTTGTGTATTGAGTTAGCCACTTAACGTCTCCGGTAACGCAATCGTCTATCGCTTTAAATAACCTTTGACCAGTTAGCTTACTTTCAAACACTTCACTCATTTTAATAGCCACTTCACTTCCCCTCGTTGTTTAATCTAAATTATCCAACCTGACCGGCATAACAATGAATTTAGGATCGCCATACTCAAAATTGACTGACACACTATTAGAGGTCAGCATCATTGTCCCGTTTTTACTGGTGAATTGAAGCTTTGCTATGTCACCCCATCGACATTCGAACATTTTACCAAACAGTCCAATATATGATGTATTCACACCAATACAATCTACAGATTTAAACTTGGTTGGTATAACCCGTTTAAGGTCTGGAAATTTACCATCGATAACATCAACGACTAAAACGTTAAGTAAGACGCCAAATATGTCATAGTTTTTAACAATGTTTTCTTTCCCAAACACAAAAACAGATGAGATAGCTTTTTTCGGAATCGCTCCATTAATGTTTAAAATAATGTCGCGCCTTATTCTTTTGCTCATTGTCATTTGAACGGCCATGTGTCCGTCTGTGGCTTCGATCTTGTTTTTATAAATGTGAATGCCATTCAAGTAATATCGAATGTCGTTCTTTGCCTGGCATAATTTTGCTGCCCGTAACTGCTTGCTTGATATTTTCATCATCATTCCCTCGTTGTTTAATTGATCGTATCACGTTAGCGTGGTGTTAGTGGTCTGACTACTAGCGCGGGATTGGTTTTGTTTTAAGTTTTGATTTACTAGTAAAGCAATTTCTACCGCCGATAACTTTAGCGCCAAACCATTGATAATAATTCTTATTGCTGAACCTAACCGAGCTTTCTAGTGCGCAGTATTCTGTCGCCCAACTTGGCGCGTTTTCGATTTCTTTTTCCGTTAGCTCTCTCATGTTATTTCTCCCCGGTTATTAATTACCAATCCATTCCACGAACATCAAATTCTTTTTTACACTGAGAACAAGTTACCTCATCAACTTCGAATTTTTCATGCTCTTCTGACCAGTGACCCACTGATGGGCATGATTGCTGTAATAAATCGCCGCAATCGTCATGGTCATGGCCGTTCGTGTCGTCTGGATCTCTTAGATTAATGTAATTGTTGCAATGTGGGCAGTGTACCCATATTTCAATACATAAAACCGCTGTTGCCGTTTTTATTTCTTCCTCCTCTTCCATATAAGCGCATGATGAACACTCAAAAGATCTCTTTGATCCCAAGTATTGTTTTTTACATTTTTCGCAAGTGCAAGTATACCAACCATGATGCCACCCGTTTTTAGCTGCCCTTTCGGATCTTTCAATAGTTATTCCTGGTTTCATTGTTTATCCCCTTTAGTTTCAAACCAAAATACAACAGGCTTACTTGTTTCAATTACCAACCCGTAACGCTTAGTGAATTTGTAATTATTGGTGTACAGATTCAAGCTATCTAAAAACTTACCTATACGAACCCTAAAATCCTCAATACTTAGGCTTGACTTCATAATGTTACAACTAGCACAGGATGGCACTTTGTTGCCCTCCCTTTCGTTCTCTGGGTGCTCGCACGGTCTAGCGCCTAACGCATCCTTTGCTTCCTCGGATAACCAACCAATATTGTTGCGTCTAACTGGAAGGAAGTGATCAGCATGCCACCCTTTGACTAATTCACAACCACAATACCAGCATTTCCCGCCTGATTTGTCATAGATGTCTTGTCGCTTTTTGCTCATTTTCATTTGAGATCCTTTACTTCTACTTTGTGTTTGCATTTTTTATTTTCATTCGCTCCGCATTTTGAGTTATCACCAACCAACATGAAGCAACAAAGACCAAACATTGTGCCTCTGCGAAATCTTCCATTAACAGCACATCCCGGCCTTTTCTTTTTTCCTTCGTTCATTGTTATTCCTTAGTTTCTAAATTATTTAATCTCGCCACAAACCATCATTGGTGTACTTCTCGCTGAATGGCTTTGATTCCTGCTGCCCCGGGTTGGTTACTAAATCATTGGCCCGGGCTTTTATTGTTAATTCTAAATACTTTCTAAACCTATCAATGTAAACCGTTGGGAAAAAATTCTCTCCCATGTCAGAAAAATTGACCTTCCCGTCTGATTTCAGCATCGGCATTTTTGCCGCCCACACTTTTGCGGACCATCTAATCATTGAGCAATACCGCTTGTAATCGTCCATATACTCGTTAATTGCCATTGTGATTTCAGGGTAATACATTCGCTCCTGCCCAGCATGAAACGAGCATAATGACTCGCCTGTGTTGATTGATGCTTGAATCTGGCATTCGCTAGCTGAGCATTTACCCCACTTTGAAACCTGTTTTTGTTCCTGATCTTCGCCGTTATATGCCACTGTCTTTCCTCTTGTTAAAGTTAAGTTTTATAATCTCTCATGAATAATTCACCTAAAGCGGTTAACCTCTTGTCAGTTCCTGGCTTTGAGTCAATCAGAAAACCACCATCAACCATTAAGTGATAAGCGGTATGGCCAGACCAATAACCGTCGATTTGATTACTAAGGTTCTTGTGTAGCTGTTTCTTCATGCTATTAATGTCTTTGGTTATAAATGGATTTTTCTCCACCCATCTTTCGTTAAACATATCAAATATAATCTGGTCTATTTCGCTCATAATTTCCTCACTTATTAACTTAAATTAAAAGACAATGACTCTCGCTTATTCCAGGCCTTAGCTGCGTCCTCAGGTGTTAACTGCCAGATGTTAGCCTTTACGCCAGGACAATCAAACCCGAAGCATTGGACAGCAAAGTTAACAGCCCCCTCGTTAAATCGCGCTGTTGACGGGCCAGACTCGCACATTTCAGGCTCGCCACCACAAAACGGACAAGGCTTTAATTTTAATTTGTTCATTTCTGTTTCCTCACTTATTAAATTTAAATTACTTTCTCTTTGATTCCCAATCGAAAGCGATCATTTTACCGCCGCCCTCTCTAAGCCTGTCAACGCAACGATCACCAATTACCTTTTTCACTCCATCAACATCAAGGTTGCTAATTAATATCGTTGGCTTCATTGCCTGGTAGCGCCCATCGATAATGTCGAAAATAAACAGCTTCTCAGTGTCTGATCCGAATTGAGTCCCAACTTCATCAATGACTAAAAGATCTTTGTTTATTAGGATATCAATCAAATCTGACTCTGATCGCTCTGACTTGCCACCCCAAGTACCCTTAATTGCTCGTACGATGTCCATTACTTTTATGATCAGGCATTGGTAGTCTGGTAGCAAGGCTTCGATGATTACAGAGCTTAGAAGCGTCTTACCAGTCCCCACAGAGCCAAGCATTAAAATATTTTGATCACCCGGGAAGTTTTTAACAAAGTTTTCGGCTATCGTTTTTACGTGTTGCTCCTCCCGTGTATTGCAAATGTAATCATCAAATGTTTTGTTAATGTTTCGCTGGGAGATTCCAGCCTTGAGTCTTTTTTTTGTTTCTAGGGTTTGAGATTGCTCATCTCTTTTTCGCCTTTCGTCGATAGCGCTTTGCTCGTCGCGCTCAATGATGCAATCTGAACATTCACGGGTTTCCATTATTTTGCCGCCGAAAAGCTTCATGTATTTAACATTAAAAGATCCGTGTTTATGGCAGTTAATAATTTCTGGGGTATCTGGCATTTTTTTAATGAACATTAGAAATTCCCCGATCGGTAGTTTTGAGTGCTGAATTCGTGGGTTGGTTTTTCGCTTAAATTTAATTGAACCTCATCATTCCAGCATTTTCCAGTTAACCATGTCATAGGGTTTTTACGATATTGCTTGTCTGGAGTTGATTGGATGTAGAGCGGTAGCTTTTCGAATATCAGATCTATTTCGACCCGGGTTAATTTATTGAACTTAGCCTCGCATTTTTTAGAATCAGTTTTCTTAGCATACAGATCCCAAAATTCAGCGAAGCGGGAAGGATCTTTAATAACTTGTTTATTGGTTGGTGGTTTATGGTTTATGGTTATTGGTTTATGGTTATTGGTTAAGGTTATGTCTGGGTTATTTTCGCTAACCGTTTGGGTTATTTCTGGGTTACTCTCTGAGTCTTTACTGGCGGGAGGTCTACCACCTTTGGCCCCATTTGATTTATTAACCTTGGCTTTTTTCTTAAAAGCTTTAATTTCTTTTTCGCAACGCGAGTGAAACCATTGATCATCTTTTAAGGTGAAAAACTCAGTCAAAATAGCCGATACCGTTCCCACTTCGGTTTCCAGTCGTAACCTACGAATAACCATCTGGGTTTCTTGTGGTATTGGTTTCTCAGTGTCATAATAATAATTGACGAGTCTAAAATAGATTGCCTCTTCAATTAGTGACAGATGGGCCGTGTGTAGACTCCAGTCTGCTATGTTGAATTTATAGTAATGCACTGTTATAATTACCTCGTATAGTAAAGTTTAATTAACCCCGCTCGACCGGGGTTTTTTATGCCTTTTGATTTTTTTCAATCCAATTGTAGAAATTAACTATTTCATCGTGATTGAATTCTGATATAGCCTTTAGCCCTATATTTAAAGCTGCCCTGGCTACAATTGAGTCGGTAAGATCATAACAGCTAGCCCCCGCTGTTATAGCCTTTTTTGTGCTTTCTGAAAATCTCACATTTAACTTTTCCATATAACTTCCTTTTGTTAGTCCGTGTACACATTATCGTTTATATTCGTGTACACGTCAATATTTATTTCACGCAATAAAAAAGGGCCGCAGCCCTCCAGATTTGTATGTTTATTTTAAATTAGTAATAATCCGCCAACTCTCTGCGTTGCTTCTTGCCGCATTTCGTGCATTTCCATGTGCCATGCGTTGCTGTGCCATTTATTTTTACATAATTATGGCGGCAATATAATCGTTTAAACCATTTCATAATTTATCCTCTTGCCCGTGGGCGTTATTTAGCGTGGAAATTCTTTCAAATTGTTTGTTATTGCAGTTATTTCAATGTCTGAAGGAAGCGCCCACACTCGCCACACCCAGGACTCTCCGGTTAAAAACATATCGAAGTTGAAGTAATCGTTCTTGGCCTTACTTAGTAGCACTTCGTTATCGTTTGTTATCCCTGCGCATTTAACCAAAATACGTCTTTTGTCCAGCTTTCTTGTTATTACTAATAACTGGCCTTTTTTTATGTTTCTTATTGAGCCAACAGAATCCATGTGATCAAACATTTCTCTTTCCTCGGTTATTTATTAAATTTTATTAAATTCTCTCGACATCTTCTTGTATCCATCATCACCAAGGTAATTCCTAATAAACGCCTTAAACTTGGTGTAATCATTTTTCTGGTTAGTAGTATGATTAGCGGATTTTAACTCTGCCCTTTTTATAGACAAAAAGTTAATTTTAAATATTCTGTTTTTGTTTTTGTTTTTTAGTTCTACCGATGTCATTCTTCTGGCGTAGCTAACACGACGCCGCCATCCCTTGTCCGGCTCTTCAAATAAATCATTACCGTCTTCACTTGACTGTTCTATACCTGCAAGTTTCTCGCTTAACGAGTCTATTTCCATATCTAGAACATGGAGATCATCCATTATGTTGTATATTTCTTGCTGTAAATCATTCATGCTGCTTCCTTGTTAAATTATGTCGCCGGATACTTGCTCTATCCACTGACGGCTTAGTTGATCTTCTATTTCGCGGTTTAGGTCTTTACGCATTAAAGTATGTTTGTGCTTTGCAGCTTTAATTATTGGATTATCTCTTGCTATAATTTCGTTTTCGCGAGACAGAGCTACATTGCGGTCTATTTCTTCTTGAGTCGTTGTCCATCCTATTGCTGTAATCATTTTTGTCGCCTCACTGCTTTCCGTATTGACTTATTGGCTATTAGGCGGGCTTCTGATTCTAACTTTGTCTGCTTTGTTATTGTCTCCGCACTAATGGTTACCAGACAGCCAGGTTTCCACGGCGTAAACTGGTCTTTGTAAGGAGGTATTTTTACTAAAGTCAATTCGTTAATAGAGTAAAACTCGCCATCAACTTTAATATAACGCACTCCAATCTCTTGTATTGGACTTTCTGTTGCTTGATACCATTTTGATTTAGCATCAACAATATCACCAACTTTAAATGTTGTGTTCATATTAACCCCCAGCCTTACTAGATAGCTCAGTTAATGGCGGCGTGTTCAACACGCTGTGAATGAACGCTGTGGCTGTTACTGTTGATACCAATAGAAGCGCTAGCAAGTAAACGTTTCGGCCCTTCATGGCATCACCCCGGCGCATGTGTTTAGTATTAATACAACAACTATCATGGCTGCCGGGAACCATGGGCGGTTTAAGTTTGGCATTAGTCTTCCTCCAGCATTAGATCGGCCATAAAATAAGAGCGGTCCTTTATGTATTCAAGTGAGAAATTTTTATTTATCAAAGCTCCACCAGACAGCATACCCTGAATAGCTGCCATTGCGAAAGCCTCGCGCTTGGTTAGTCCAGTTCCGTTTGATGTTTGCTCGTTACCGAAGGCTGTAACATCTGCGTAAGCATCTCCGGTGCATGGTCTTGATGGTTTGTCTGCATTTTTCATTAGTTTAATCCTTGTTTAGTTGACTGGCAGAATAGGTTTACCCGCCTGTTGTTAATTTCAGACTCTTTAATCTGAGCCTTAATTTTTTCTTCAGCTTCTTGATATGTTGATTCGTTAAGAAGCAGGTCAGAGCTAAATATCAAGCCTTTTGAATACGGGCCCCGATAGTGCAGGTCAACAACTTTAAACGACTCGTTAGTTAAAAATTCAATTGTCGCTCTAAATCTGCACTCAACAGACATTATATTTAAATTTACCTCGAAGTGAGTTTTCATGTTCTGATCCTTGCGTTTTGTTTATGCAACCAACTTATCAGGTTTGGTGGGATAGTCAAGCGATATTTGGGAATAAAAAAAGAATAAAATAAATCTAATTAAATGTTGCTTTATATCTCAATTAGCGTAAAGTTAATCCATCGAAACGAAAAGCTAAAGCTAAAAGGAATTAAAACATGAGTGACCAAATAAAGTTTTATCAAAACAACCCGTGCGTAATTATTAGAGATGTAAATGATGCGTTCTGCGAAATACAGTTAAACACTCACTTTGCTTCCAATATCGAGGCTGAGTATTATTGCACTCCGTCAGAGTGTCGATCTCCTATGTCTAGTGGAGAAGCTGCGCAAGATGAATATGATCAGGCACAAGCTATTCTTGCGGATATTCAAGACGAGGAACATTCAATAATTTGCATGGTAGAGAAAAGACTATTGCATGACTCACCAATCGAAGCTAATTCAATCATTAGCTTACAAAAAGAAATCGAAAGACAGAAGGTAGAGTTTGAAGAAACTAAAATTTTACACGCTGAATGGCGCGAAGCTGTAAGTGGCTTAAATACCAAGGCTGATTTATTAAAGTCTGAAATACAAACTTTGGAGCTAGCAAGAGAAGCCAACTTTAATATAAATAAAGCAGCAAAAGCCGGTATAGATAAGATTCAAGATAAATTTAATTCCATGCTAGTTTACATTAGTGATTGGCGTGGTAAGGATAAGTTTATAACTAAATCAGAACATGAGTCATTACTTGCTACTCAAAAGAAAATGGCAGCGCTTGAAAAAGGCGGAGTTGATAATTGGGAGTGGTACGACGAATCCCTAAAAAATGCCAACTTATAATTTAACAGCAGAGGTAGTTATGTCAGAAAAAGGTTTAGTAGTTCACATTTCGCTAACTGCGGATGAAAAGAAAAAATATAAGGCCGCAGTTGAGTCTTCGGATTTCAATCATGATGTGTTTTCTAAAAAAGCACTGATGGCCTCGGTTAACACGCAAAACAAAAAGTCAAAGATGTTTAAAGCGGATGAGCCCATCAAAACAATGGGGACGCCTGAAAATGAATAGACCTATGCGCCAGGGTTATCCAACTACTCAAGAAGCCATCGCCGGTGGTATCGCTCAAATGTCAAAAGTTAAAGTGGTAGGATATGCTGAAAGCTTTCATGATGCTAAATTAAGGCTCGAAGCTGCTGGCAAGGCAATGGCGCTGAAATCAATTAAAGAGCGAGAGAAATGGCTTGAGCTTCGCGGAAACCTTAAGGTTGAACCTTTAACACCGGAACAATTATCATCAGTTGTTTATCCAGGGAGAAAATACTAATGGATTCAGAAAAAGAGTTTCTTGATGAATGCGCAGCAAGGCAGGGTAAAACCCCCGAGCAAGCGCATGAAGATGATCGTTCATTTTGGAGTGGCGACGATGACAATAACTAACCAACTAAAACAGCCGTTCGATCCAAAGGTGGTTCATTGGCGCACCGGCGCGACTAACGCAAGATCTTTGGGCGTATCTGCCAAGCAAGCGACTAAAGGTATTGCTCTTGCTTATGTTGACGCCAGGGACGTAATGAAGCGACTTGATGATGTGTGCGGCGATAATTGGCAGGTAGAATATCCTTTTGAGGGCTGTTGTCGAATCGGGATTAAAATCGATAACGAATGGGTTTGGCGAAGTAACGGCGCTGGCGAAACCGACATAGAGGGTGAGAAAGGGCGCTATTCAGATGCTTTCAAGCGTGCCGCTGTATTGTGGGGTGTAGCTAGATATTTATACTACCTCGATAATGTGTGGTGTGATCTAAAAAACGGTAACATAACAAGACCGCCAAACCTACCAGGCTGGGCGATACCAAAACAAACCAATAAAGGAACAAAGTAATGGCTAAAGTAGGCGTAAGTTTAAAGATAGACGTTAGCAAGATAGATAAGGCTCGGTTATTTAAAGGTCAAAAAGGTGTTTATCTTGACGCTACTGTTTTTATCGACACTGACCAACTAGATCAATATGGCAATTCAGGAATGATCACTCAAGACGTTACCAAGGAAGAAAAGCAACGGGGAGTAAAAGGTAATATCTTAGGTAACTGCAAGGTTTTTTGGCGTGACCATGATCCGCAACAGCAACCGGCGGAACCACAGCAAAGCATATACCAGCAAGCTCCACCGCAACAACAGCAACCGGCACAGTTAGATGAAGGTTGGGATGAAGAAATCCCGTTCTAGTGGTAAGAGCATCTATCTCGTTAATACGTGGTATGATTAATTAAACAACAGGTAGTTTATAATGAAAATTAAGAAAATAACTAGCCAACATCGAAGGGATTTCACTGCAATACTGGAATGTGGGCATTGTGGCAACGAGGACGATCTTAAATATGGTTACGATGATGATTTTTATCACAGAAACGTAATACCAAATATAAATTGCTCAAACTGTGGAAAAAGTGCCGGTGAAGATTGCCGACCATTAACCACAAAATACGAAGCGGGGCAAACGGTTTAATTTAACGGGATTTTATAATGATAGACGGCGTTGCGAATGACAAAGATCCTAAGCGGCTAACCGAGTTAGAGCGACAGAAGCAGGAAATAAAACGACTCGCTAAAGAACGTAAAGAGCGGGAACGATTGAAGCGTAAATAAGGGGAAAGAGATGAGTATTGAAAATAGAGTTATTCGTGAAATATGCGAAACCGTTGGGCTAAGTAAAGATGAAGTTACATTAGAAAGCACGGTTGATTCTCTAGGTATGGATTCGCTCGATACAGTCGAATGTATTATGGCGCTTGAAGAGGAATTCGATTTAGAGATACCTGACAATGACGCTGAGCGCATAACTTCAGTAAGACAAGCAATCGACTACATAACGCCATTGGTGTAATTAACGCGCCTATGGGCGCAAACTTGGAGACTTATGAGAATAGTTAGAGGGGTCACACATGGAGATTGCTGTATATGCGCCTACGCTATGTCAGAGGGTATAGAGTGGCACCAATCAAAGCGTAGACTTAAAAAATTATTGACAAACAGAAAAAAACTGGGAGTTAGAGTTAATCTTCTTAAGAAGTTCGGAATTAAAGGATATGACATTGTTAAAGATGGGTACTTTGAATACCCTAATTATTTATTTAACCATGGAACGGGGATTATTTTCATAGGTCTATTTAGCGGTGAGGGTCACGCTATATTTTGGGATGGGTGTAAATTCATTGACAGTAATAAAAACAGCAGGTTTGACGGGTCAACCGATTTAAGTGAGTTAAGGGGTGACGAGTTTGTTTTTTTATCCGTAGTTAAAAAAAATAGAAACCCTATAACTGTTATAAAATCACACTTGTCATTATCGTTAATAAAACTAACGCGCCTATGGGCGTACATAAGGAATTGAAATGAGTGAATTAAGATTGAAAATTAGAGGCCGCGTGAACCATAGTGATTGCACACTCGGTCGATTGTCATATGGCGACTATCAGTGCTTTACGCTTGAGTTGCCATGGCTGGATAATAAACCAAATATTAGCTGCATCCCTCGCGGCGTTTACCAGTGTAAAAAAATAGTAAGCCCCTCGCTTGGTGAGTGTATTAATATTGAAGGAGTATTTGGGCGAACTCACATTAGGATTCACAAGGGGAATTTTACCAAACAAATCCAAGGCTGCATTTTAGTTGGTACGTCGATACAGTTTATTGATGGTGATAGCATTCCGGATGTTGGCGCAAGCGTAACCGCATTTAACGGGCTGATGGACTCTTTGCCGAATAGCTTTTTGATGGAGATTGGATTATGAGTTGGAAAGATACATTAGCGGCAATAGCGCCGACATTAGCCACGGCTATTGGCGGGCCGTTTGCCGGTGCCGCAACAAAGTTTTTAACGGGTAAGTTCCTGGGTGAAGGCTCAACTGAAAACGATTTACAGATATTCATTGAACAAGCAAGCCCTGAGCAATTAGCCGAAATTAAAAACGCTGATAATGAATTTAAGCTCAAGATGGAAAAAATGGGCGTCGATGTGTTTGCGCTTGAGGTTGGTGATAAGCAAAACGCAAGAATGGAGAATAAGCATAGCCGTATGCCAGCCGTATTAAGCATAGGGCTAACTTTGGCTGTTGCTGGTATCGTTTATATGCTTTTCTATTTATCGCCGCCAGAGGGCAGTCGGGACGTTTTATTTATGCTTCTCGGTGTCGTCATTAAAGAATGGGGCGGCGCAATGCAATTTTGGTTCGGAACAACTCGAAGCAGCGCAAACAAGGATATGCGTAAATAACACCAAGGCGCAATCCCGCTGTTAGCAAATAAGGAAAGTAATAATGAGCGAAGCAATTAAAGGTCAGGATAAATTAAAACTGGCAGTTGAAAGGCTTGAGTCTGAGATATTTAAAGATTGGACAGACAAGCCTATAACGAGTGACGTGATATGGGTGATTTTTGATAGTTGCGGTTCTTTTACAATCACTGGTTGTACAATACATAACTCGTCCGAGGGCGTAAGGCCGCTTTGAGGCTAGATTCCTATCCTTACACTGGACGAAAAGGCGCCTACTGATGAGTAGGCGCTTTTTTATTACCAACCAGTCACTTCGGCCCTACTTAATACGAGTGAGCTTGGTATATCTCCGTAAACCGTTAGCACCGCTCCTGTATTGTTTTCAATGTTTACT